AAGCACCTGAACAGGGTATAGCTTACGAATTATCTGAAGCTAGGGCAAAGATACGCCAATTAGAATCATCGGCTCAAGCACAAGCCAAAGAAGATTTTAACGCTGAATATGTTAAGCGCAAAATTATCAAACTTGTTGAATCTGAAATAGATATACCTGATTGGATTGTTCGTAAGCCTCAAGGCCACAATGTTACGGGTATTCCTACATTACTTGCATCTGATTGGCATTGGGGTGAAGTTGTTGATGCAGCCCAAGTTGGCGGTGTAAATGAATATAACTTAAAGATTGCACAAGACCGAGCAAGGGCTTTTATAGAAACATCCATAGATTTATTAAAGAATCGGTTTAATAATCCAAAGTATGAGGGTGTGGTGTTTGCGCTGGGTGGGGATATGTTCTCAGGAAATATTCACGATGAATTGGCTACCACCAACGATATGGAAGTTATGCCTTGCGTTCTTGATTTATGGGGTACGCTAGTTTGGTGTATTGAAACATTAGTAGAGGAATTTGGTAAAGTATTTGTGCCTTGCGTATCTGGTAATCATGGGCGCAATACACACAAGATACAAAACAAGAATCGTAACTACACTAACTTTGACTGGCTGCTTTACCAGTTTCTAAACAAACGGTTTGAAAGTGATAAAAGAGTAACTTTCTTCATACCTGACGGCTCTGATGCGTATTATCAAGTTTACGGTTATAAATACCTACTTACTCATGGAGACCAATTTAGGGGTGGTGATGGGGTTATTGGTTGTCTTGGTGCAATCATTCGTGGTGACCATAAGAAACGCTCCAGAAACGCACAGATAGACCAAGAGTACGACACTATGCTAATAGGTCACTTTCACCAGCTTATACAGTTGCAGCGTTTAATTGTTAATGGTTCGCTTAAAGGTTATTGCGAATATGCCTACAGCAATAATTTTGGATTTGAGCCGCCAAGACAAGCGTTATGGATTACACATCCGTTACACGGCATTACCTTTTCCTGTCCTGTAAATGTAGACCGTAAAAGTAAACCAATAAATACAACTTGGGTTAGTTGGAGCGCATAAAATGGTACTAAGTCCAGCCTTACTAAAAAATTTATATTCAAGCCTGATAGTAACTCCACCCTTCACTAAATGGCCTATGCCGTTGCCTGAAGAAATAGAATTTATTGTTAGTGCTGATTCTGAGATTATGGGCAGCTATTTACTAGACTCTGGTGGCGATTATGAACATACAATTACCATATCATCGGCTCGATGCGGTCACCTTTACAGCGTTTTAACTACCCTAGCGCATGAGTGCATCCACCTTAGTTTTCATAAACAAAAAGGTGATAAATGGCTGCAACATGGAAAACCGTTTAGAACTCGTTGCAAGATGGTTGGAGAAGAACTAGGATTTGACCCTTTGGAACTATAGATTGCGGTGATAACTGTCTTTAGGGTTCTTTAACATTGATTTAATAAGCTCATCCATACTAAAAAAGTATTGAATAAACTTATACCCATCGTGTGTATAGATAGTAAAACTCATTTAGTAGCAATCAAGTAAGCCCCAAAATTCGCAAAGCAATATCCAGCATACATACAAGCCAATCCAGTATTCCCTTTGAATCCTTGTTCAGCAGATATGTAGGCATAGATTAGTCCTGTGAGAATTATTAACCAGCTACTCATTCTGTACACTCACAAGGTAAATCAAAGCCAACAAAAGGTAATGTCATTTGTGATTTGTGCATAAATATTACATCCGACCAAGCGTAATTCCTACCTAAACCTTTGATTGTAGTAAGTTCTGCTTGTTTTTCTATTGCCATTGCTCGTTCTGCTAAATCAGGATGTTTTTCGTATAAATCAACTATTTCCTTGGGTCTAGACGATGGGCAAAAAAAACACGCAGATTTGCCAACATTGGTAATGCCATGTTTTTCAATGATGTTTAAACAATCTTGTCTGTCCCATTGCCATTCAATTAAAGGGTATTCGTAAGTGTATTTAGGGTCATCGCGCTTTGCTGCGTTGTCTGCCCTATGTTGTTCACCTGCATCATAACCTATGTATTTAACGCATTTATCGCCTGTTTGCCACCACTCAGTAGCTGGTTGCCAAGAGTTTAAATACTTATCTTGTGGAGCTATTTTGTGTTTTTGACTGCATGATTTAAAACCATAAGCAATACTGGGTAAGTTTTTGCGCCTATGACATTCTTCTTCTAGCGTTTCTAGACTGCCATCCCTGCGTGTGCGTTTGACTACCGTGATGTTTGGCAAACCTTTGTTTACAAGCCAATTACTAAAATTGCTAATATGTGCATAGGTTTCTGGTCTTTCACCACCAGTATCAGCAAAAAGAATCAAATCTATAGGTCGGTTTTGTTCATACAAGCCAAGAATCATTGCTGTGGAATCAACCCCCCCCCGAAAGCAACGATGTGTGGTTTATTCATTTAATAAGGTCAAGTGTCTGAGCGAGTAATGATTCTTCAGTAATGCCATATTTTGCTTCAAATCGCTTACGTCCCAATCCATGAATACCGGCATCTCCGATGTGATGCGCATAGCAGAGTCCGATAACAGGGGCATCACTTCGTCTACCAGTTCTTCTAATGTGATGTATTTGGCATTCACAATCATTGGTTTCGTATCCAATGTACCTGCACAAACTGCAGCCCAATCGCGCCACTCTATCATAATGTTGTTTTTTCTCTTTGTTCATGCCAGGCTATACCAAAACTTATAGTATTCCAAAAAATCTTCATACTTAGTGTATTTTACTTCGGGTTCGCCTTTGTTATTTAGTAACCAGCAATGGTCAAAATTAAGTCCGTTATCAGTATCACCGCATATTATTGCTACGGTTATATTGTTTTGGGCTAGTGCTTTCAATAAGCGTTCTTGGCCTTTACTAATTTTTTCGTTTCTGCGTTTCCATTCAAGCACCATAAACGAGCCATTGCGTTCAATGATTCCGTCAATGTTACTAGGCATAAAGTTAGGATTGTCAGGGATTTCTCCCTGCAAGAACCCATAATCTATATGTTTTGCGTTTGGATTACGCATTGCATTAGTCATCAGCTACATCTTGTAGTTTTAATGCCATTTCAACCATCTTTTCAGCAGTCTGGTGAGCCAAAGACCATTGTTTCTTTTGCATTGCAGCTTCGTATTCTTGACTGAGTCTGCGTAAAACAATCAGGGGTAATGCGTAATCGTCATTCATTATCTTTCCTTAATTCTTCAAAGTTATAGAACCACTCATCTTTTGCCGACCATTTAGCATGGTTTTCAACACTATAAACTTCTGTTGGTATTTTAAAGTCAGGAGTTTTGAGTTCAGCAGGGACTAAAGATACATCGTACCAAAGGCAACGGTTATTGGGCTGGCAAGCAAATTGCCCGTTATCCACTTTAATAAAGTTATAACTCTTATGCTCCTCGACACCTTCACTAAAGGTTGTATCCAAACGATTACTGTCAGGGTCTGCAAAGTCAATCGTAAATAGATAGTTGCCAAAATGAAACTGCTTATCCTTACCAAAGTATTTGACCTTTAGCCCACGCAGATTAGACTTTTCAATCACCGCCATGTCGTAAGAAAGACAGTCCCAAATCTGCAAATAATCTAGCGGCAGGGGGTCGGTTACTTCTTTCCATACATAGGCACTAATTGGCAGCTTGTCATACAAAGCACCGTAATTAGTCAGCATGGATTCAATGCGAAAGGCCTGACCTTTAATAGCTTTGGCAGTCATCCAGACACAGGGTTCTAATTCCCCGTGTCCTTTCTCATGGTTGTAAAGGTACTCTTTACGGAAAAAGCATTTAACGGGGGGTATGTTAGCGACTAAGAATGTCATAGTTGTGTCCAAAAAAGAAATGCGGCAGCAAGTACCATTAAGGTTGCAAACAAAGCAAATACCCCAATAGCAAATACAATTATCACAATTTCTATCATTGCATTACCTTTGGTGGTGGGGTTACTTACGCTCCGTATGCGAAGCGGAAAAACTGTGCGCTTTCACCCCATAATTAAAAGGGTACATCATCCTTAAATTCTTTTGATACCTGTTGCGTAGGAATTGCTTTATCTTCTGGTGGGTTTAGGTAAGCCAATAAACCACCGTCTTTTAGGGCAAACAACGGTAAGGTCTCGATTTTAAGCATGAGACCGTGTTTAGTGTCCATAATTACACCAATGCTTGCGTAGCGTTTTTTCATTTTGCCATCGGCTTTATCTTCGTATTCCGATACGGCTGCTTTTACAAAATATTGAATTGCCATTATTGATTCTCCATTAAGGTTACTTCTGCTGCAACTTCATTTAGAAAAAGTTGTATTTCTGCTTCCATGTACAAAATAAACTCAGGGTCTCTAGGTACATTAACTATTAACAGTTGACTGCGTTCTGGCATCCGTGGGTCAAAAGACACAAAGTCGCACGATTTAGCACCAGTCACCGACATTTGAGCCTGCATCTGAATAAAATACTTTTTAGGTGGTTCTTTAGCCTTAAAGTATTCCCAATGGGTTGCAGAGTTAGGACATTTGATTTCAATGAGGTTTTCACCAACCAGGCCGTCAGGTGAACATCCAAACCATTCAATCGTAGGATGGTCAATAAAAGCCACTTGGTCTACAAAGTTACCTGTTTTGACCTCGTATGCGACTCTAGCTTGCGGCTCAGTTGCAGTACCCCACGCCATGGCATCATTGGTATATGATGGTTCAAGGGTGTTGGTGGTTCTTTGCAAGGCAAGCTCAATCAGAGAGTGTTGTCTACTAGCTG